GGCAGACATACGTGATGTTCATACAGAACGGAAAAGCCGGGTATTGCTGATTGCAACCGAGCACTGCACTTTGGGGCACAGCGGCTTGTACGTCTGCATACCGCCACGCTGGAAAACTACCGCCAGTTCTCAGATTGGGAGCTGGACGGTGCCGATTGGGCATTTTCACGCCTGCAGCACTGTGCCCAGCAAGCCCTGCAAGAAGAATTGGACATTGTTGAAACGCCAGAGGATGCCCCAACCGCGGAACAAACCGCGACCGCCTACCTGCGGCAGACTCAAATGCTGCAAGAGCAGGTGGGACGTGTCATAAAGGCAGCACAGTTGCCCTCTGTTACCACGGAACAGCCGTTGGCCGTGTTGAGCACATCGCACCTACAGTCGTTACTGAAAAGTGAGCTCCCATGCGACACGGCCCGGAACTGGAGGACGCGATGACCGGGCGGCAGATCAAGCTCGTGTTCGTCGGGGTGCCGCCCTCGATGAACCAGTTCAACGGGCGGACGAACGTCCAGGTCTACCGCGCCGTAAAAGCCGACTGGACAGACCGCGTCACCTGGCAGGCCCGCGCCCGGCGGCCAAAGCGCCCTTTTGAACGGGCTGAGGTGCTGATCGAGTATCAGTTCCAGGACAATCGCCGCCGCGACCCGGACAACTACTCCGGCAAGTTCATTCTGGACGGTCTGACCAAGGGCGGCATCATCCGGGATGACAGTTTCAAACACATCTCACTCACCGTGCGGGCCAAGCCCAACCCCGGCCCGGCGGAGACAACGATTACGATCCGGGAGGTTTTGGACGATGAAAGACCTGAAATTCGATAACCAGCGCGGCGCAAGTATGGCCTGTGATCTGGTGGACGTGGTACGGTGCAAGGATTGTTTGTTTTCCACTTGCGAAACATACTATGCAGGGCATGTTGTTTGCGTCAGCGATAAAGGTTGGCCGCGTTGGGTGAAAGAAAATGGGTTTTGCGATTTGGGAGAAAGGAAGGGATAAGATGATTTTAACCATCCTCGGCGACATCATCCTGGGCTGCATGTTTGCCGGGTTCTATGCGCTGGGTGTCTCGGCTGGGAGGGCTGCCACCCGGCAGGAGCCGAAGGACAGCATCGTCATGGAGCACAGGCATGGAGGTGAGGGGGATTGAAGTTTCACTCCGGGCCGCGGTTCGGGCTTTCTGAGGAAGACCAGGCCGCCATCTACTGGCTCTGCACCAGCTACGAGCGCCTCTCGCCTGAGACCCGGCAGGTCATCGACGACGCGATTCGGAGTGTGGGCGGCATTTATGCCGTACCGCTTCGCGAAGCTGTCACCACGAAAGAGCCTGTCCCGAGCGTAGCCCTGCGCACCAACGGCACCAACTGGCCGATCGACCCGTCCCACCTCGCGCGGCGTGTCGGTGCCGTCTATAAGATCCTCGCAGAAACGCTCCCCGTCTGGAAATCCGCCAGCGGAGACCCCCCTGCTGTATGATACACTGACAAAGCAGGGTAGTTTTAGGCGTTTTCTGCTCTGTTCTCCTCTTTCCAGGCCCTCGGCGCCAAACGCGCCGGGGGTTTGTTGTTTATGCGTGGTCTGGTCTGCATGAAGGCCTGCCGCGCTCCACCTACAAACGCAAGGGAGGGCAAACCATGAACAAGAACACGGTATCCGTACTGGGCGAGGAATACACGATCCATCTCCTCAACCCGGAGGACGACGCGGCGCTGAACCGCTGCCAGGGCTACACCGACGAGAGCACACACGAGATCGTCGTGCAGCGGGATCTGCGAGACCCCAACGACCCGGTCAACGTCTCGGATTGGGGCGCTATCCGCAAGCAGACCATCCGGCACGAGATCGTCCACGCCTTTTTCTTTGAATCCGGCCTTGGCGGCGAGAGTGACTATGCGCAGAACGAGGAACTTGTAGACTGGATCGCCCGCCAGGGGCCGAAGCTCTACCGCGCATGGGCGGAGGCGGGTGCTCTGTGAGCAAGGCCAAGGCACCGAAGAAGAAAGCCGTCCGGGATTGGATCGCTATTCGGAACGAGTACGCCTCGACGGATATTTCAACGCGGGCACTCGCCGAGAAGTACGGAATCCCGTACAACACGATCAAAGACCGGGCCAAGCGCGAAAAGTGGGTTGAAATCCGGGACGAACAACACAGCAAAATCGCGGCAGAAACGGCGCAAAAAACGGCGCAAGTCGTAGCAGAGGGTGAGGCGGGCCGAGTTGCCCGCCTTTTGCGTATTGCGGATCAGCTCATGGACCGCACCGAGCAGGCTCTTGCCGAGCTGGACCAGCAGGCCGTGCGATACAAAGAGACCGTCAAGACGAGCGCCACCACCCACGACGAAGAGGGCCGCCCTGTCAAGACCGAAACAGCACGGGAGATTGTCAACGTCGAAACCATCAATGCCATCGTTGACCGCAAGGGCCTGCAGCAGATTGCCACCAGCGCAAAGGCCATCAAGGACATCCTGACCGCCACAGCAGACGACAGCGATTCCGGCTCCTTGGACGATCTGATCGCTGCGCTGCGCGAGATTGGGGGCGGCGACGGGTGAGAATCGGCTACACCAAGAAGCAGGCCGCGCTCCTCCGCCTGTTTGCCGAGGGCAAGCTCCACCGCTATACAATCCTCTCCGGCTCGGTACGTTCTGGCAAGACCTGGATCTCGCTTGTGATTTGGGCGTTCTGGGTCGCTACGCGCCCCAAGGACGGCGTTTACATGATGGCCGGTAAAACGATCGAGGCACTGGATAGAAACTGTCTGCGGCCCTTGCAAGCCCTCGTGGGGCGACGCAATTTCCAGTACAATGCCAAGGCCAAGCGCGGGACGCTGTTCGGGCGGACGGTCTATTTCGAGGGCTGCAACGATGTGCGGGCCGAGAACAAGATCCGCGGCCTGACCCTGTACGGGGCCTACTGCGACGAGCTGACCCTGTTTACCGAGGACTTCTTCGCCCAGCTGCTGGCCCGCCTAAGTGCCCCCGGCGCGAAGCTGATTGCCACCACCAACCCCGACACGCCCATGCACTGGCTGTACAAGAACTACATCAACCGCTCCAAAGATGCCCAGCCGATTGACCTCGGCGTGTATACCTTCCTGTTGGATGATAATACCACGCTCGACCCCGAGTACGTCGAGGAGATCAAGCGGGACTACGAGGGCGTGTTCTACCAGCGCATGATTTTAGGCCTATGGGTCGTGGCCGAGGGCGCGATCTACCGCGTCTACTCCGACCGCCGCGAGGATTGCACGGTGCATCTGGCCCCGCAGGATGCCGACGGCAACGAGATCCGGGGCGATGGCTGCGCCGACTACGACTACATCCAGCTCGGCCTTGACTTTGGCGGCAACGGATCCGCACACTCAATCACGGCCACCGGGCTGAAATACGACTACTCAAAAATCACCGTCCTGGCCTCGCGCAGGCTGCCCGCCAAGGACACGAACCCGATCCAGCTCTATGAATGGGTCGAAAAGTTTGTCCAGTACGTCCGGGCCACCTACTGCCGGGGTTCGCGGATTATCCAGGCGCTCTACGCCGACAGCGCCGAGCAGACGCTCAAGAACGGCTTGAAAGACCGGCTCGACTTCCCGGTCAAGGATTCCCTCAAGCGGGAGATCGTGGACCGTATCCGCACGACCACGGCGCTTATGAGTTCCGGGCGGTTCTTCATCGTGCTGGACGATTGCGAGACCCTGGACGCGGCACTGCAAACCGCCGTCTGGAATGAGAAGAAGCTCGACCACGACGAACGGCTTGACAACGGCACGAGCGACATCGACTCCCTCGACAGCTTCGAGTACAGCTTCGAGAAGGATCTCAAGAAATACGCGAGGAGCGTTGCATAATGTTTTTTGACCGACTGATTCAAACATTGGGGAGGCTATTCGGAATGTACACACAACGGACGGCGGCAGAGGATTGCCGGAGCACGGCAATCTCCGACCGCATGGCAAATGCGATCACGGCCTGGTATCGGCTGCTGTATGGTGAGGACGTGCACGATGGTTACCCCGCCAGCAAGACCCGCGCGGCGATCTTCATCACCAACTTTGCGGCCACCCTTGCCACCGAGGAGCTGGAGATCAACACCGGCACGGGTGCCCGAGCCGATTATGTGAAACAGCAGGTCACCCGCTACGTCCTGCCGGAGCTGCACAACAACGTTCAGACGGCGGCCGCAGGCGGTGAGGTCGTGCTGAAACCGTTTATCCATAATGGCCGGATTCTCTGCGATGCCGTTACTGCCGACCGCTTCTACCCGACGCGGATCAATGCCGCCAAAGAGGTGGAGGCCTGCTATTTTACCGACTTTGCCACCTATAACGGCAAAGATGTCGTCCGTGTGGAGTTCCACGATATGCGGGCCGACGGCTACTACATCCACAACGAGGCCTACTACGATGACCGCGGCACGATGAAGGGCAATTTCAACTATCATCTGATCCCGGAGTGGGCTGACCTGGAGGAGGACACGAAGATCGAAGGCCTCGACCGCCCGCTGTTCGCCGTGCTGAAAATGCCGATGGCAAACACCGTGGACAACACCTCGCGGCTCCCTGTCTCGCTATACGCAAACTCGATGGAGGCTTTCGAGGAGCTGGATCGGATCTACACCGAGTTCCTGTACGAGATTCACACCGGCAAGCGCAAGCGGATTGTCTCGCCCGATGCGCTATCGGCCACGCTGCCGGGTTCGCCCAATTTCCGCCCGGTGCCCTACACCGACCTGACGACCGACCTCTACCTCATCCTCGACACCGGCGAGGGCGGGAAGCCCTTCGACGACTACACGCCGGAGATCCGCGTCGAAGCCTACCAGAAAGCCATCGATGTGCAGCTGCGCCTTATTGAGCGGCAGTGCGGCTTTACCGAGGGTACGTTCACCCTCGACGTTAAGACCGGCAAGATGACGGCGACCCAGGTCACGAGCGACGACCGGGACACCTACTCCACGATCAAGGCGATTCAAGACCGCGGCCTCAAGCAGGGGCTGGAAGATGTAATCTACATCTACAACGTCTACGCCACCCTGAGCGACCTGGCACCGGCTGGCGAGGTTGACCCGTCGGTCTCATTCGGCGATTCGGTGTTCGAGGACACCGGGACCGAGTTCGGGCGGCGCAAGCAGCTTGTCGATGGTGGTTATTTAAAACCCGAAAAGCTCATCGCCTGGTATTTCGGGTGCAGCGACGAGGAAGCCGCCGAATATATGCCGAAGCCGGAGGCCGGGATCACGTTCGGGATGGAGGAGTAAGCCATGCTAACGCCGGAGCAGCTGGCACAGATTGCCGACACCGCGAACGTGCGCAAGCTCTACGACCAGCTTCAGGAGGACATCATCGCCGACATGGCCCGCCGGATCTCCGAGATGGACTTTGCCAGCTACACCACCATGTGGGAGCTGCAGCGACTTGAAGCCATCAACGCCGAGCGTGACTACATCGTGCAGCGGCTTGCCGAGACCACCGGGAAAAGCAAGAAAGAGATCATCGCCATTCTGAACACAGGCTGCTCGACCGCACTTTCCTCCGATGACAAGGTCTACCGCCTTGCCGGGTACAATCCGCTCCCTCTGGCGCAGAATCCGGCGCTGCAGGCGTTGATCTGGGCCGGTTACAGCAAGACCCTCGGCACCTTCGAGAACCTGACACGCACGACCGCCAACACGGCGACGCGCCAGTTCGAGGCGGCGCTCGACCGCGCCTATATGCAGGTCACATCCGGCGGCATGAGCTACCAGCAGGCCGTAAAGGGGGCCGTTCTGGATCTGGCAAAGAAAGGCCTTGCTGTGGTGCAGTACGGCTCCGGGCACACAGACTATATGGACGTAGCTGTCCGCCGGGCCGTTTTGACAGGCGTGAATCAGACCGCGCTCAAGATCCAGGACGCACGGGCCGATGAGTTCGAGTGCGACCTCGTCGAGGTGTCGGCCCACTACGGTGCCCGCCCCACACATGCCGAGTGGCAGGGGCAGATTTACTCCCGCTCCGGCAAGAACCGCAAGTACAAGAATTTCTACGATGCCACCGGCTACGGTACTGGCGACGGCCTGGGTGGCTGGAACTGCCGCCATTCGTTTGCTCCCTTCTTCGAGGGGATCTCGGTGCCGAACTACTCTGCCGAGGACCTGAAAGAGATCAACTCCAAGACTGTAGAGTACAACGGCCAGCGCATGAGCCTGTACGATGCCTCCCAAAAGCAGCGGGCCAATGAGCGAGAGATCCGCGCCCTAAAGCGGGAGCAGGCCGGAATGGAAGGAGCCGGGCAGGATGCCTCGGAGGTCAAGGCCAAGATCCGGGAGGTACAGGCCCGGCAGCGTGATCTCTGCCAGCAGACGGCGCTTCGCCGGGATTATTTCCGTGAGCGCGGCGGCAAGCAGAACCAGCAGCGCAGCCCGAACCCCACGCCAAATACGACAAAATCCGTCTTGTTCCCGGGCTCACCCCGTGGTACAATAAATACGAACGGACGACAAGCCCTGACCGGCGACCCGATCACCGACAACCTCGGCGCGGTAAAGAAGGCACCGTTTGCTCCTGGCCCTGCTGCCAAGGGGACAAACCCGAACTTTGCACCGGGAACACCGTATTACTACAATTGCCAGAGGTGCGCACCTGTGTATGAGCTGCGCCGCCGGGGGTATGATGTACAGGCGAAAGCCGCGCCTCAAAATCGCGCCTCTGATGTTGCTGCATACGGCACAGAATGTTTCACGGACAAAGCCGGAAAGCCTGTATCGTTCGACTGGTCGAATAGGCTCACGCGTTCCGAACTCGAAAGCACACTTGCTCTTGCCCCAAATGGTGCGCGGTACATGATCTATGTCAAATGGGACAATCGTCACGCGCACGTTTACAATGCCGAGAAGCTGCTGAATATGACACTCTACATTGATGCGCAGAACCCTGACGCAAAAGCTATGAAATACTTATCGCAGGGAATAAACGGCGAGTTCGCAATCATTCGTACAGACGACAAACTCATAACAACGGATAGCCGAATTCTATCGGCCATAATGGAGGCTACACCATGACGCGAAATGAAGCACAGGCCATCATCGACGAGTATCTTGCAAAAACTGACTTGCCGGACCCGGCACAATACACACATGAGGATTCCTCCTGCTTTTACTTCTACTCTGGCAACTATGGTTTCGGTGTTGTAAAAGAAAACGGATATGTTGCCCCTCTCCCGCAGTAAACCCGCCAGTAGAAGCCCCCCTATAATATGCTACGCTATGAGCAGACCTGAAAAGGCCTGCTCTTTTTTATTACTTCCTCCACCCTCGGGAGGTTTAAATCAGAGGGGCGGCACACCGGGGAGAGGCCCCGGATCTACAAGCTAAATCGATGCCAGCAAAAGGAGACCCACTATGGCCGACTATTCGTTTTTGAAACCCCTGTTCGGTGCCGACGGATCTACCGCCTTGAACTTTGACCAGTTCTCGGCCGCGCTCGATGCGCAGAAAGAGATCAAGATTGGCAACCTGGCCGACGGCTCGTACGTTGCCAAGGGCAAGTTTGATGCCCTGGTCACTGAGCGCGACACGCTGAAAAGCAGCAAGGAAGAAGCCGACAAGAAACTGGCCGGATACGATCCAGAGTGGAAGACCAAGGCAGATGCCGCCCAGGCCGAAGCGGATGCCAAGGTCAACGCAATTCTCCTGAAAAATGCAGCCATGGGCGCCCTCAAGGACGCTGGCTGCAAAGATCCCGATCTCGCCTTTATGGCGCTTGATGCCTCCAAGCTCAAGCTCGACGGCGAGAATGTCATCGGCCTGAACGATCAGATCGAGGCTTCCAAAAAGGCGCACCCGTCCCTCTACGACGTCGAGAAGGACGGCAAGCAGACCCAGCAGCGCGGCAGTTTCCGCGTGACGACCGGCTCTACTGGCAAAGCGCAACCGACCGGCAGCGATCAGGAAGACCTCGATAGGATCTACGCCAACAACCCGTTCTACAAGAAAAATCACTAAGGAGAGATAATCTATGGGCGTTCTCATTAACGCACAGAACGTAGACGAGCGCTACTCCAACATTTTGGAGCCGAACCTGTTCTACGATTCCATCTTTGTCCCCGGTGTCACCTGTACCGATCAGTATCAGGAAGGTCCCGCGGGCGGCATCTATGTTCACAAGCTGAAAACCTCCGCCGTCACCCCCGGCAAGCCCGGTCGTGACTTCACCGACGAGGAGACCAGCGACGATCTGATCCAGATCCTGCTGAACAACAACTTCCAGAAATCCAAGAAGATCTACAACGTGCAGGCAGCACAGGTCGGCATCGCGCTGGGCAACGAGAACCTGTCCCTCGCCATCCAGGAGTGCAGCGAGGGCCGCCAGATTTCCGGCATTGCCTGCCTCATCAACGAGGGCACTGCCGCCACCGCGACCACCGCCGTGGATAACCCGAAAGCAGATGCGGTCGATACCCGCGCCGAGCTTGTCAAGGCCAAGGGCGCAGCCAATGTCGTGCTGTGCTCTCCGGACTACTACGCAAAGATCCTCAAGATCGCCGGTTCCGAGTTCACCCCGAACACCAACGAGCAGATTACCTTGACCGGCCGCGTGGGTCAGTGGTTGGGCATGACCTTCATCGAGTGCGCCGCACTGGCCGAGGCCAAGGGCACTTACTACGACTACACCGGCACCCTCAAGACCGTGGACTTCTCCAAAGTTGACTACATCATGTACAACTTCAAGGCTCTGTCCATCATCGACAGCTTCGAGGCTGCCCGCCTGCGCGATGCCGAGAACTTCGTCGGCACCAAGGCGCAGGTCGAGATGAACACCGGCTACCGCGTCACCAATAAGGCGCTGGTTCGCGTCCGCAAGCACACCGCCTGATCCCGGAGGTGATCTCTATGTACAGCACCTACGACCAGTACCAGGAACAGGGCGGCCCCCTGAACGAGGCGCGTTACCGGGTTCTCGCGGAGAAAGCCGCGAGCATCATCGACTATAGAACGCTCCATCGTGCAGGCTCCGCACCGGCTGAAATGCAGCCTTGCCTGGGCCTCGCAGAGTGCGAGCTGGTAGAGATCCTTGACCGCTACGAAAAGGCCGCAGGCGGCCTTGCAAGCGAGAATATCGACGGGTATTCCTACACCGTCAAGGCAGACCCCGCCGGAGCACAAAGCCGCGCAATCGACGATGTGCTCCGCCGGTATCTGTTCCGCCCAGACCTGGGCGTGAATCTGTTGTGCAGGGGGTTGGATCTCTGATGGTGTGCTGCGACAAAACCGTCACGCTGGTTCATGCCGGGTATGACGGCAGGGCAGATACTGACACCAGCTCCGAAACTGTACTGAGAGGCGTAAGCTGGTACAGCCAGAACCGTGCAGCTGTTGATTCTACCGGGCTGCATCATGCCCGAATATTCAAATGCCGCATCCCGGAGAACGTGCTCGGCCATGCCGCATTACCTGTGCCGGGTGATGTTTTGCGCTATGGCGATATAACCGCTACGGTGCTGGATGTTCACGATAACCGGGGTCACACGGGCGGCCACGTTTATGTGGAGGCGAGCTGATGCAACTGGAAATTGATGCCCAGCTGGATCTTTCCGACCTGAACGCCATCCTGGAGCAGCGGGGCCTAACCCCAGGTGGCAGAGTGCAGAAAGTTGTTGATGCTGCCGTGCTGCGCTACTGTGATCCCAAAGTACCTTTTAACACCGGTATGCTGAAAAGCAGTGCTATCACCGCAAGTGCCGTGGGAGAGGGGCTGCTGGTATATGCCACACCTTACGCCCGACGGTTATTCTACCATCCTGAGTATAATTTCCAGGGCGCCCCTGACCGGGGCGCTTACTGGTTTGAAAGGGCCATGGCTGAACACAAAGACGACGTGGTGCGAGAAGCCGCTGCCACTGCAGGAGGGAGACCCGGAAGATGAACGCACTGGATGCCACCCGAAAGTGGTTGCGGGAAGAATGCCCGCTGATTGACAAAAGAAACCGTTTCAACGCCAACTATCTGGGAGCCTCCGGGGTTGAGTATACTCTGCGCACAAGCGGAGAATCGCACCGCCAGAACATTGTTGGTGATGACATCGCTACCCACAACCTGGTATTTGAGGCACAGCTTCCCTTTGGCACAGCCCTGGCTCCAAACCTGGCCGCCGCCGACTTTTTTGCCGGGCTGTCGGCCTGGGTGCGTGGGCAGGCAGCTGCCCAGAACTACCCGGAAGTAACCGGTTATGAAGTAACCGAGCTAACCGCCAGCAATGCCGGGGTTATTACCTCGGCAACCGCCACCGATGCGCGCTACCAGCTGCAGCTGCGCCTGGTTATGAAAGAAAGGACCTGAACCCGTATGAAAATTGAACGTAAATATATGGCGCATTACCTGAACGCCGCCTTTTCCTCCGAGAATCCCAGCTACGTTCGCCTGGGCGCTGACCTGGAGGAGTACAGCCCCGAACTTTCTGCCAACGTGGAGAAGAAGTCTAACATCCTGGGGCAGACCTCTGTTACCATCGACAGCTACCAGAAGCAGGGCGAGGTCAGCCCCTACTACGCCGAGAAGGGCGACCCGCTGTTTGAAAAACTGCAGGAGATCATCGATGGCGATCTGGTGCTGGATGACCTGAAAACCGACATTGTCGAGGTCAAGCTGTGGGATGCCGAGGCCAGCGGTGCTTTCCCCGCTGTGCGCGAGGAGTGCTACATCGAGGTCTCCAGCTACGGCGGCGACACCACCGGCTACCAGATCCCGTTCAACGTACACTACACCGGCGTGAAGACCAAAGGCACGTTTAACCCCACCACCAAGGCTTTCACCGAGGGCTGATTCAGTAAGGAGGAGTAACAGTGGAACTGAAAATCGATCGCGGCGTTAAAAGTTATGATGTCAAAGATGCCGACGGCACTCTGCTGGGCACGGTACGCCTGAATCTGGCCGATGCTGGTATGATGGGCCGCTTTGAAGAAGCCCGCCGCCAAATCGACAATATGATCCAGGATGCCGGAGCCGATGCCACCCCCGACACCCTGATTGCTGTGGACAAAGCCATCAAGGAGCAACTGGACTATGCCTTTGGTGCATCGGTCTCGCCGATCTTCTTCGGTGGTTTGTCCAGCATGGCCCTGTGCGAAGACGGCGAGCTTGTGCTCGAAAAGGTAATGGATGCGCTTATTCCCATCCTTGAAGACGCAACCGGCAAGGCCGTAGCCGCCAGCAACGCCCGCAAGGCGCAGCGGTTGGAAAGATACCGCAATAAGCGGGTGGGGCTCGCCCCTGGTCAGCAGGCATGAGCGCCTGGGATCTGCCTGTCACGGTAGATGTTGCAGGGCAGACTTTCGCTATCCGCTCGGATTTCCGGGCTGTGCTGGACGCTCTGGCCGCCATGGCAGACACAGAGCTGACACAACAGGAACAGTTTTCCACCTGCCTGCAAATCTTATACCCTGATTGGGAACAGCTGCCAGATGCCCAGGCCGCTTTTACAGCAGCCATGGTGTTTGTGAACTGTGGAGAGCCTTTGCCGGAACACCAACTGCCCAAGCCCCGGCTTGTTGATTGGGAAAAAGACGCGGGGCTGATTGCCCCTGCCGTTGACAAGGTTCTTGGCTACAGCTGCCGCCGCTGCCAGTATCTGCACTGGTGGGAATTTATCGGCGCTTTCCACGGCATCGGACGCGGCTTATTTGCCGAAGTGGTCAGCATCCGCTCCAAGCGGGCAAAAGGTCGCAAGCTGGATAAGGCTGAACAGGAATTTGCACGAGAAAATGCGGCTTTAATCCGCATACGCGCCCCGGAAAGTGCCGAAGACCGTGCCGAAAAGGCACGGCTGATGGCCTTGCTGGGAGAATAAAAGGAGGTGGCCGCAATGGCTGACGGGTCGATCATACTGGATACCCGCGTAAACACCAAAGGTGCCGAAGCCGACTTGAAAGCACTGCAGGCCAAGGCCAAGAGTACCGCACAGCAGATTGCTGCTGTAGAGAAAGACTACAATTCTACAACCTCAAAGCACAGCAAACTGGGCGAGGATCTGCGCCAGACACGTGCACAGGCCGCAGCAGCAGCCCGTGAAATCCAAAACCTTAACCGGGCATTGGATGACCAGAACGACGCGGGTCTGACTGTTGACCCTGCTGATATAAAGCGCCTTGATTCTATGCGCGCTTCTTTGGACAAGCAGCTGAACCAGATTGCCGATATGTCCAAAGAATACCGCAGCCAGAGCGCTGCCCTGAAAACCATGGACCAGCAGCACAAACAGCTGACCGCACGGTTGGAGAAAGAGCAGACTGCCGTAAATGAGCAAGCCGATGCCGAGGCACGGATGCAGAAATCCGGCGTGTCTGATCGTTTGCAGAAAGCATCCTCCGCCATTGGCAGTTTTGCCGGGAGATTAAAGCACATCGTTGCCGGTGTGCTGGTCTTCAACCTGATCTCCTCTGCGCTGCGCACGATGGTCAGCGGTCTGGGAAGCGCCATCGTCAAAACGGATGGTGTCAGCACGGCCTTTGCCCGCTTGAAAGGTGCGGCCTCTACGGCTGCTGCCGGGCTGGCCTCGGCATTGGCCCCGGCCATCTCCTGGATTATGAATCCGTTGACCAGCCTGCTGAACGGCATTGTTCGGCTGATCTCCTTCCTGACCGGCAAAAGCATCTCCGGCATGAAAAGCGCAGCGCAGGGCATCAACTCTGTTGGCAGTGCGGCAGGTTCTACCGCCAAAAAGACCAAAGATGCCGGGAAGGAAGCCAAAAAGGCCGCCGGTGAACTGGCTGCCTTTGATGAGCTGAATGTGCTGAACAAGCAGCAGGAAGAAGACACCGACGATGATACCGGAGGTGGCGGGGGTGGTGCAGGCAGCGGCCTTGCCTATGATTTTGAGCAGGCCCAGAACCCCTTGAAGGACCTGATGGGCCGCCTGAGCAATTTCTGGGATGCGTTTCTTGCTCGTCTGGCCCCCAGCGTGGCCGCCTGGAAAGCTGCCTGGGAGCAGATCAGGCAGGCCGCTATGGACGTATGGCCCGGCATCCAGGCTGCTGCACAAAACCTGTGGGACAACGGCCTGAAACCGCTGCTTTCGTACCTGCTGGACACTTTTATCCCCGGTATTATCAACGGGTTCAGCCTGATTCTGGCCCCTGTTGTGGGGGATGTTGTTTCGAGCCTGATCCGCATGGGCGCAGCTGCCTTTGAGACCTTCTTGACAATTGCGGTCGATGCGATCCAGAATATTATCATTCCTGTGCTGGATTTGCTGCTGACGGCCTGGACAGACATTTCCACCGCCTTTAATAGCGCCTGGACCACTTACATTTCGCCGGTATTTACCATGATGGTTGAGTGGTTCCAGGAAGTGATGGACTTTGTCGAGCGGCTTTGGCTGGAAGTGGTTTCGCCCATTTTGAGCGCAATTGTCGCCCAGCTGCAGGCTCTGTGGGATGACCACCTGGCCCCTCTGGCGGCAAACCTGATCGCCGTAGTCGGCGATGCTATCAACTTTGTGGCCGAGCTGCTGAAAGCCCTGTGGGACAATCTGCTGCTGCCGGTGGCAAACTGGCTGCTGACCACCTTTGGCCCCACCATCACAACCGTCTGCACTGCGGTCAGCGGCATTGTCACAAACACGATCGGTGTCATTGCAGATGTGCTGAACATCGGCCTGCTGGCGCTGAAGGGCGTGATTGACTTCATGCGCAATGTGTTTGAGGGCAACTGGGATGCAGCCTGGCAGGCGGTAAGCAGTACAGTTTCAAGCATCTGGGATGTCATCACCAACAGCATCAAGACCGCCATCAACAACATCATCGGCTTTGTAAACGCAATGATAACGGCCATTGTAAGTGCTTTGAACGCTGTCATCGATGCGATGAACAGCATCTCCTTTGATGTGCCGGATGGTATTCCCGGTCTGGGCGGCAAGCACATCGGCTTCGATATTACCCATATCACTGCGCCACAGATCCCGTATCTGGCGCAGGGTGCCGTCATCCCGGCCAACCACGAGTTCCTGGCCGTACTGGGCGACCAGAGCAGCGGTACCAATGTAGAGGCCCCGCTGGAGACCATCAAGGAGGCCCTGGCCGAGGTCATGACAGCTTACGGCGGGCAGGACATCACGATCCGCTTTGCCGCAAGCGGCGGCCTGGAAAAGCTGGTGCGCCTGCTGAAACCCTACATTGACAAGGAAAACAACCGCACCGGTGCCAAGCTGATTTCGGGAGGTGCCTACTGATATGCTGTACATTGACGGAATCGGCTATAAGATCGATGTGCTGAGTGTGAAGCGTACCGCCGATTTTCTGGATAAGTATGCCGAGCGCACCGAGAACGGCGACCTGGAGCGTGAACTAATCGGTGTGTATTTCAACTACAAGCTGCAGTTGGGGCCCGGCATTGACCGTACCGAGTATGCCCGGCTCTGGGACAAGCTAACCGAGCCGGTCGAGTTCCACGAAGTGACCGTGCCGGATGAAGACGGTGATTATACCTTTACCGCTTATTTTTCCAACGTGGCGGATGAACTGCTGCGCAAGGTGGCAGAGAAGAACTACTGGAAGAATCTGACGGTCAATTTCATTGCAAAGAAGCCGGCGCGAATCTAAGGAGGTAGGCCGATGAGAACCAATACGCGGGTAGAATTCGGCCTGTACGACGTAACCGCCCGTGGCGACAGCGTCCCCAGCAGCACCGATACCCGCGGCTTTTGCGACTTGAGCAGTGATCTGCTGCTGGACAAAGTACCTGCACTGCCTTTATATGGCACACTGGAGACCCGGCAGTTTTTGATGGATGGCAGTTATTCTTTGTTCCCGGATAGCCCATCCGGGCAGTTCTGGGGACTATGGAGCAGCCAGCTCTCCGATGAAAGCGGCCGCTTTGCCTCGCCGCCTGTGCTGCAAATCCGCTTCTCGAAGACCCACAGCAGCAGCGGCTTGATGCTGCACTTCTATGCTCCTACCGAAGATTGGGCCAGTGAACTGACCATCCAGTGGTATGGCTCCGATGGCGGTCTGCTGACGACCGCGGTATTCACCCCGGACGCGGTCGATTATTACTGCGCCCGCAAAGTGGAGAACTACCGCAGCATCGTTCTGACCTTTACGGCCACCAACCGGCCTGGACGCTACCTGAAACTTTCCGGCCTGGATTATGGCAAGTTTTTGACCTTTGAGGGGGCCGAAGTTGTAGAAGCCCATATTCTTGAGGAAATCAACCCGCTGTCGGATGAACTGTCCATCAACACCTTGAATCTAACGCTGTTCAACCGCAAGGGCGACTTTTCCATCCTGAACCCGGACGGCGTGTTCGATGTGCTGCAGCACAAGCAGAAGTTCACCGTTTGGGAAGATGTGCGGGAGAATACCCGCAGCACCGAAATCGTCAGCCATAACATGGGCACCTTTTACCTCAGCGATTGGGAAAACACCAGCGACACGCTCGCCAGTTTTACCGCCGTAGATGCCATCGGCCTGCTGGACAGTGCGCCTTTCAACGGTGGGGTCTACAACACGACCGTGGGCAATCTGGTGGCCGAGGTTCTGGACGGCTACGAATATGAGCTTGATGCCGCGCTGGCCACCGAATCGATCAGCGGCTACCTGCCCATTGATACCCGGCGCACCGCCCTGCAGCAGATTGCCTTTGCCGTTGGTGCTGTCGTGGATTGCAGCCGCAGCGATAAAATCAAGATTTTCCCTGCGCCAGAGCGGTCCAGCGGCCTGATTACTTACCAGCGCAAGTTCTCGGATGGGAACAAAGTCACTTTGAAGCCCCTGATTACCGGCGTTTCTGTAACGTCTCACCGCTACACTGCCGGTGCTGAAACCGAGGAACTGTACAAAGATGAACTTGTAGCAGGAACGCACCAGATCACGTTCAGTTCCCCGGCATTGGCTGACAGCCTGGCCGTGACCGGCGGTACGCTGGTAGAGCGGGGCACAAACTACTGCAATGTGACGGTCACCACCCCCGGGGAAGTAGTCGTTACAGGGCAAAAGTACATCGAAACCACGACCGTGTTGCAACAGACAGCATCGAATCTGCCGCCCAACACACAGGACAATGTCTTGACCGTGACCGATGCAACGCTTGTCAGCCCAGACCGCGCCGAGGCCCTGGCCCAGCGAATCCTGACCTATTACGCCCAGCGTTACGAGCAAACTTTCCGCATGTTGGCAGGCACAGAGGTGCTGGCGGATATGCTAATCGTGGAGAGCTTCGGCGGCGAGATGGTACGCGGTCAGCTGGAAAAGATGGAGTTCGACCTGACCGGCGGCTATCGTGCAGATGTGCGGGTCACCGGGCGGCGCTTGAGCCTGGGCGCAGATGCTTACACGGGCGAAATCTACGCCGGAGAAAGGAGCCTGATCTGATGCCCTGGCAAGTTCCAATCTATGACCGCACCGAGACGGATGTAAAGGCTAAAGCAGATAAATGCTATTTTTCTGCCGCAATGCTCAACCGAATTGAGGGCAATCTTGCCTATCTGGCGGATCTGTTCGGGGTTACGATCCAGACCAAGACCTGGGCCAGTACAGACTTTTTGACCCCCAGCCAGATGCAGCGCATCCTTGCAAACCTCAAAACCGTGCGTGATGCCTACAACACACTGCCCGGAACACCTGAAATCCCGGCTTTCCCTGCCACGGGGTATGCCGATGTAAATGCAATCGAGCAAATTCTGTGGAGCCTGCGGGAGACCTGGGAGCGCAACGACAATCCGGCCCGCAAGGTATATACCGGCGAACTGTACGCCGGGCAGATGATAGGAGTGATTTGACCTTGAGTTTCACCAAAAAGACCTGGAAGGATCGCCAAAGCGAACATCCTACCCGGCGCGTTCTGAATCCGACCGGCACCACGAACACCTACGATGTATCTCGTGCCGAAGGCCTGGTCATGGAGGACGGCGACGCTTTCGATGCCTCCAACATGAACGACCTGGAAAACCGTGTGGCAGAAGGCATCAATGGCACGGCCGCTATGTACACCGCCAAGCTGACGCTGGATGGCTGGACCGCCTGCACTGGCACCGAGCCCTACAGCGGCTATGCCTATAAGCAGACGGCCACGCTGGTGCCGGATAACAGCGGCGCACCGACAGTGACCGCCGACAGCACCTTTACAAGCGGAATCCAGCTTACCAAAACAGGTGTACCCGCTACAGATGAGATTTTGGGCGATGTCCAGGATATTATCAATGAGGGGTTGGCTGTGAGTGGTTACGGTTCCGTGACCGTATATGTGCAGGAAAAGCCTACCGCAGAGATCAACGCGCGGTGGCAGATTACAACCTGATGGAGGTTTAGCATGAAACATTCGTTTGTATGTAGTTTTACCCCCCCCCCGTAAGAAATCTGCGGCATGTGCTGCGCGGGGGTACTGCTGATGGGTGTAGCACCGAGGATTCCGGGAGGCGGTGGCAAGTTCAAAAAGACCTTTGAGAATCTTGCCGATGCCGAGAAAATCCTGCTTTGGACAAATGGCAACCATACATCTGAATATGGCAGCGGAACAGCCGATACTGGCACCCAGCTTTATGCCGCTTATTGTATTACCGTCAAAGCATACACGTCTGTTTCCCCGCAGTATGTAATGGAAAATATCGTAGTGCGCGGTGCAAGATGTTGCGTAACAGCAAATGACAGAAGCATTAACCGTATGGTGACATTTGACGGCGCAAACATCACGATCGGAACGCCTTTTTCAGGTGACACAACACGCTGGGAAAGTACCATCCCGTATCAGATTTTCGGTATCAAAGGCACTGAAATTAAATAACATTTTCGCAAAATGAAGAAAGGGTGATTTTATGGGTACATCCCCTAGGATTCCGGGCGGTAAAAAATTGCAGCTGCTTACGACCGTTACATTTACACCTATTAACGGCAGCAGTGCCGCCACAAGCTCGTTTCAGACGTATGACCTTTCAGAGTTTAATGTGGCAGGAAAAAAGGCGGAGGACTTTTTCGTTCGTATTTCCGGTTTTACTTCCAGCCCTGCCGAAAAGCAAAGCCGTAGTTTCACGAATTTGGAAATTACCGGTTTTTCCAACTCGGTTTTAACCCTGAAGGGGACATATACACAGTATGACTACCACGCCAACAATCTGTCCTTAACTGTAGAAATTTACGTCTACAAATAACGAGGTACAAAATGAAAATCTACGATGAAATCACCAACGAGGAACTGACCTCTCCCGACCTGTCAGCGGGTTATCTCTACACCGCCCGGCGGGTTGCCGAGCATGTGCCGGAGAGCCGGGAAGTGATGCAGGGCACTGTCACCGAGGACGACCCCAAAGGCCTTGAGCACATCATCTCCGGCTACGATGTGTACGAGGACTGCCAGTTCTACCACGCTTACACGGCAGAGGAACTGGCCGAGCGGGAAAAACCCACGCTGCAGGAACAGGTGGACGCCAACGCGGCGGCCATTTTGGAGCTGGCCCAGATGCTGGCCGGAGGTGAATGATATGGTACAGTTTTATATCTGCTGCATCAAGCGCGGGCTGATTACGCTGGACAAAGTGCCGGAGAAATGGCGTGAGGCCGTAAGGGCAGAGATGGAGGGAGCATGATGGTATGCACCGGGTACTACTGTACGGATGCGGACAAGTTGTATCTGGCCCTGCAGGACGGCGCAGCACCTGCACTGGATGATACCGATTGGTTTGAGGTGGTGAGTTGATGTATCGCGGTACAACCCCAACTTTTACTTTTACGCTGCCCATTGAGTGTGAGACCATTACCAAGCTGTCGGTAGCGTTCAAACAGGGCGGCAAGCTGCTGTTTGAGCGCGGCCTGCCGGACGTGACGATGTCCGGCAAGGTGCTTTCCTGCACATTGACCGAGGAGGAAACGCTGCAGCTTCGCGGGGACACGGAACTGCAAATTCAGCTGCGCGTTGGCGTTGGATCTGCCCGCATGGCCTCGCAAGTGTTCCGTGTGCCGGTCAGCCAGATTCTGAAAGATGGTGTGCTTACATGACGTTAGACGTACAGTTTGCCGCACCCTCCGCCTTTGTGGTGGAGTTTGGCACCGATGCCGATCTGGCCGCCGACCTGGGGCAGACCACCATTTTATCCACCGTGCCGCAGTACAAGGGCGAGACCACCGTGACCCCGCGCATCTACGAGGAGACCCGCCTGGAAACCAAAGACAAGCTGATGCCGGACGATGTGACCGTGCGAAAGATTCCCCGGTACGAGGTCTCCAACGATTGCGGCGGCGTGACCCTGATTATGGGAGATGAGTATTTCAATGGCTAACCAATATGTAAACAAAGTCATCATCGGCAAAGAGGTCAAGCTCGACCTGACCGCCGACAGCGTGACCCCGGACAAGCTGGCCAAGGGCATTACCGCCCACGATAAGACCGGCGCACCCATCACCGGCACCAGCACTAAGGACGTGGATTCCACGGACGCTACGGTTGCTGTGGCTGAGATGCTGGAGGGCAAGACCGCCTACGCCCGCGGTGCCAAGCTGACCGGCACGATGCCCAACAACGGGGCCGTAGCCGGGAAAATCACCCAAAAGGACGGCAAGTACACCATCCCCATGGGCTTCCACGATGGCAGCGGCAGCGCCGCCATCGATGAGACCGAGCAGGCCAAGCTGGTGCCTGCCAACATCCGCGAGGGTGTCATCATCCTGGGCGTGGAGGGCTCCATGTCCTCCTCCGAGGGCATGAAGCCCCAGGCCAAGAGCGTGACCCCGACCTTTGAGCAGCAGACCGTCCTGCCCGACAGCGACTACAACTGCCTGTCACAGGTCACGGTGGCGGCCATCCCGACCAACTACGTGGACAACGCCGCCGGCGGCCAGACCCTGACGGTGGGAGGCTAACCATGGCGGTGAACAAGGTGGTGCTGGGCAGTGAGACCCTGCTGGATCTGACCGGGGACACCGTGACCAAGGGCACCCTGCTGGCCGGGCGGAGCGCCCACAATGCGGCCGGGGAACAGATCGAGGGCGAATATACGCCCCCGGATGTGTTCACCGGGGCCAGTGCCGAGGCCGCGGGCACATCCGGCCTGGTTCCGCCACCCGCTGCCGGGGACGAAAAGAAGTACCTGTGCGGCGATGGCAGCTGGGCCACACCCGAAGCGCAGACAACGATTAAAATTTGCAGGTGGTGAGAATATGCCCGTTTACTTAGGCGACAAGAAAGTCAGTATTTTTGCGGGGGCTGGCGCTGCCAAGCTGCAGAAAAAGACGGTCACGCCGACCGAGAGCCAGCAAACCGTGACACCAGACACCGGCTACGATGGCATGAGCCAGGTCACGGTGGAAGCCGTGCCCGCGGGGTACATTGGCAGCGGTGTCACCAAAAAGGCGGCGGCGACCTATACCCCGAAAAGCACCGACCAGGTCATTGCAGCTGGGCAGTATTTGTCCGGGACGCAAACCATTAAAGGCGATGCCAACCTCGTTGGCGGCAATATTCTGGCAGGCAAGTCCATCTTTGGGGTAGCGGGGACCGTTGTCATCCAGAAATACTACATCGGTAGTTCCGAGCCCAGTTCTTCGACCGGCAGCAATGGCGATTTGTATTTGCAGACTGGGGGCTAATGTATGGCAAGTGTAACATTGGTTCCTGCAGGATACGATGGTCAACGCTCATCGTATATTTCGGTAGATGCGTCTTATCCGCTTTCAAATGGCCTCACCAGCGCAAGTAGTGACACCTTTGCGGTGCTAAACCTGAACAAAGGTGGTGGTGCGGTTTCTAAGCTGGCAGTCAAATTTGATGTGTCAAAGATTCCGACAGATGCCAAGATCAATTCTATCTCTTGTAAGATAAAGGCCAGAATCTCGAATGCGTCACCGTATATTTTGAGCGGTGTTGCACAGTTGTATTGCGGCACGGCCGGGCTGAGCGGCGAAATTGAGTTGGGAACATCCACGGTGGCTCAGACTTTTAACGATACCGGCTGGTGGGATCGTGAGAGCCTGGACGAGCTTATCTTGCTGATTACCTGTACACGCGGCTCGCTATCCGCAAACAACAGCCATACTTTGCGTTTTTACGGTGCTGATCTGACTGTAGACTACACTGGCGGCGGATCTTCTGGCCCTGTGCTGAGCACTAAGGTAAACGGCAGCTGGGTGAATGTATCCAAGGTCTACAAAAAAGTAAGCGGTATTTGGGTAGAACAGAGTGACATTGCAAACTTGTTTAGCACTGATACCAATTACGTAAAGGGGTGAGATTTTGGCAAAGACTACAGAAACGATTGGCGAATTCACAATGAACATTCTTACCGCGGAGCAGTATGCAGATGCGAAAAAGAATAACCAGATCGACCCCAATCAATTATATTTTACCCCTGAAAAAAAGTTGGTTGTTGCGGTATCTCAGGATGAGTACGAGGCAATGAAAGAGGCCGGTACGCTGGATGAGGATGTACTTTACGTTACACCCGCTAGTGAATCCGTTACGATTCCCGAGGCCACCGAGACCACTGCGGGCCTGATGCCTCCTGCCTCTATGAAGAAGCTGAAGGGCATCGCCGAGGGCGCCAACAAGTATATCCACCCGGCGCACACTGCCCGGACCAGCGGCCTGTACAAAATCACCGTGGACAGCCTGGGGCACGTCACCGCTGTTTCTGCTGTGCAAAAAAGCGACATCACCGGCCTGGGCATTCCGGATTCCGACACAACCTACGGTCTGGCCTCGGCCTACAGCAACGGCCTGATGAGCATAGCCCAGTACTCCAAGCTGAACGGCATTGAATCCGGGGCCAACAAAACCACGGTCGATGCCGCACTGTCCAGCAGCAGTGCCAACCCGGTGCAGAACAAAGTCCTCTACGTTGCCCTGCCGTGGGAGTATTACGCCACCTTTTACGTGGACAGCTGGACGACCGCCTCCACGGATGAGCAAGCCCAGGGCTTTGCCTACAAGCAGACCGTGTACCCCTCGAAGAAGATCTCGGTCGCACCGACCCTAACCGCCAACAGCATGTTCTTGAGCCTCGGCTCGACCAACAAGACTGGCGTGTTCGCCACCGATGTGATCCTCGCCGATTCGATGGACAAGATCAACGCGGGCCTGGTCTACACCGGGGCCGGGACCATCACGGCGTTGGTAGAAGAAAAGCCCAGTTCGGACGTTGTCATGAACTGGTGGTTGAGAACATAAAAAAGGAGTTTTCAAATGAGATTATCGAATGGTGAAGTTTTACTCCGCTGGCCGCTGGATCAGCACATTTTGACCCAGGGCTGGCACTACAACAGTGGCCGCAGCCATAACGGCATCGACCTGCGCACCCAGATCGGCAACACCGCCGTGCGCCCGGTCTACGCGGCAGAGGACGGCACAGTGTCGGCCACCCAGCTGTGGGACGGCCACACCACCGATGAGCGCAGCCTGCAAAGCTACGGCAACTATGTGGACATCCGCCACGCCGACTACAAGCAGCAGAGCCTTGTGACCCGGTACGCCCACCTGTTCAAGTTCATCGTCTGCAAGGGCGAGAAGGTCAAGGAGGGCCAGCTGATCGGCTACAGCGGTGCCACCGGCAACGTTTTTGGCGCGCACCTGCACTTCGAGGTGCTGCTGGGCGGCAAGCGCACCAACCCTCTGACCTGGCTGGATGATGACTTCACCACCGCCAGCAGCAGCGTCTACACCTACGGTCCCGGTGAGCATGCGGTCGAGCGCCCGGCCGAGGACAAGCCTGCCGCCTCCACGCTGCAGACCATCTGTGCCAGCAACCTGACCAACGCCCAGGCCATGGCGGTGTTCAGCCTTGCGATCCAGCTGCAGCTGGTGGCCATGCGGCTGTACTGGGCAGAATTCAGCGATGCCGAGATGGCGCATCAGAACATCGAAGTCGGCCCCATCACCCAAGGCGATGCCAAGGCCGTGTTGGACAAGCTGTCCGCCGTAGGTGCTAAGGGCACCGCGCAGGCAGCGTGAACGAAAGGAGTAAACCATGAAAGACGACAACATTTTCCTGTGGGTCAAGGCGGTGATCGCAGCCGCCTGCGGTGCCTTTACCGCGGCATTCGGCTGGCTGGGCTGGCTGGTGATGGCCTGGGCTGCCTGCATGGTGCTGGATTGGCTCTCCGGCAGCGCGGCCGCTGCCAGCAGGGGAAAGTGGGCCAGTTCTGTGGCCAGAGACGGCATCTGGCACAAGGCCGGTATGATCGTGGTAGTTTGCGTGGCTGCACTGACCGATGCGGTTCTCAGCATCGCGGTCGAAAACCTGCCCGGCCTGGGCATTACGTACCAGAATCTGATCCTGCCGGTGGTGTTGGTGTGGTACATTTTTACCGAACTCGGCTCTATCGCCGAGAACGCCGCCCACATGGGTGCCGATGTCCCTGATGGCCTGCTAAAGCTGCTTGCCGCAGGGAAGAAGGCCGCGGAACGGCAGACTAAGGACGACGAGGAATAAGAGAAGCCGCCGCTTTTTTGGTGAATTTCATGGAGAAAACCGCACTCAAAAACGCACCAGCGTACCTATAAAGTGGACGCAAAAAATGTATAGCACCCAGGTTGCACCAGAATAAATATACAACGTGAAACGCTATGAATCATCACGAAACAAAAGAAAAACCGCTAAGCTATGCAGCTTAACGGTTTTTTGTTGGTGTATCACCAATATTCATTTTGGAGCGGGATACGAGTCTCGAACTCGCCACCTACTGCTTGGGAAGCAGTC